GATCCATCTGACGTGCCATACGAGCAACCACTGTCAAAGGTGAAACAGTCGCTGTAGACAACGCTGTTGCGCCTGGAAGACGTGGAGCCAATGGGATTGAATCGCCATTAGCATATGCTGTTGAAGCAGAGTCAGCAGAACCCAATGAACCGAAGTCCGTTGCGTCCAAATGGTTAGCAGTTAAAAACTCACCTGTTAGGTTTCCAGCTGTGTCGTGCTGTGCATCACCTGATGTTGCGGTAATGTAAGCACCTGCAGTTGTGTGACCTGACATGTATGATAGAATGTCTGCGTCCATTGAGTCAGCCATTTTAAATGCTGCACGGTCAGCAGCTAGGCTAACGTAGTCAACATTTGAGAATTGGTCCTCGATGTCATCCATCTTGAACGCAAAGTAGTTAGCTTTGTCAATAGTCAAAGAGAAGTCTTCATCATTCAACTTTTCAACAGAGATAGCTGTGTGACGCTCAAGAGCGTTTACAGTCACATCTGGTTCTTTTTGAATGCGAACAACGTCGCCTTGGTTTGCAATCTCACCAAAGTAAGAGTTATTAGTGATTGCGTTAGCTACAGCTGCACGACGAAGTGCGATCTGTGCTTGTTTTGAGTAGATAATCGGGGAAAAGTTTCCGTTAAATCCACCACTTGCGGAAGTAATAGCCATAGTTAATTCTCCTTATAGATATGGCGTGACATTTTACGCTTCATACCAACTAAAGAGGCTCTTCTTAATAGGGTAGTCAGCTTTGCTCTGGGGACTGCCATCCTTTGAGCGCTGGGCCTTTAGTCTTGAGGTAGTTCTTTTTTGTGGCTAGAGCTTAGTTATAAGCATGTACAGGTAGTTGATACCTAACACTGTACATGCCCCTAGTTGTATTCATCTTTAAGCAGATGTCAACTATTTCTTTGATAAATCGTAAATAAATTTACCTTTACGTTGAGCGTCCATTATTTCTTCTTGACGCTTCTCATATTCTTTGATGCTCATCTTAGCAATCTGTGACTCACGTAAGTAAGTTGAGCTATCGTCTGACTCTGGTGCAGCTGAGCGTTTACTCTTTACAGAACTTGCTGCGCCCTTATCAGATGTATTAGCTTTCTTTGTAACAATACCTTTATCAGATTTGTACAAGTCAATAACACGGGATACAGACTTAGCATCGTCTACATTCTCATAGAGAGCATCTTGTACCCACTTAGGTTGATTGTCTGCCCATGTATGGAAAGCATCATCTTCTCTGATAGATACAAAGTCAGGATGCATATGTATTAACTCAGCTTCAGCTTTCTCTCGCTTAGCACTAGAGCGTAACTCTTCTATTTCAGCAAGACGTGCATCTAAAGTAGAAGACTTCTTATCTGCTTCTTTTGCTGCAATAGCTTCTACAATACCTGCAACATCTGGGAATTTCTTAGCCCATGCTTCAATCTCTTCTTCTGACTTAGGAAGTACAAGCTCATTCTTTGTTGCTGCGTCTAATTGTTTTTCTAGCTTATCTAGCTTAGCAGTAAAGTCTTTCTCTTTATCCTGCATGTGTCGGCGTAGATCACCATACCGCTTCTTGAAGTTTTTCTCTTCACTACTTAACTCGGTATCATCTTCTTGTGCTTCACCTTGGGGTTTTTCTTCTTGTTCGGTACTACTCTCTGTCTGAACTTTGGGTTCGACAGGATCTTCGCTACTGGGTTGCGCCTCAACAGCTTCTTCTGTTTCATCTGTCTCGCCACGTGCTTGCTTTAGCAGTGCCTCTAGTTCTTCTTGATCACGCTTAACACGTGCGTCATTTCTTTGATGTGAAGCCGATGTAGTTTTAATCGGCGTAGTTTCTTGTGGCTCTTGTATCATGTTGTACTCCTTATGATGGGGCCAGCCTAAGCTGGGTAGCCTTATTGTTATATGAAGTTTTTGTAGTTACTTCTTCTTCTTTTTGGTTTTTTTCTTGGAGGCTAAACCGCCTTCTTTAAAACCTGTTACAGGTCTGCCTCTAGCAATATCTGACATTTTCTGAGATGCTTTTCTACCTTCTGATCTAATTTTACTTATCTCAGAAGCTGAAGCACCTCTTCTTTTTGCCTTAGCAGCAACAGTGTTAGTTGCAATCATAGATGACTTATACTGATCTCTGCCTCGTTGAGCAGCTGCCTCTGCCTCTTGTGCTCGTTTAGCCTCGGCGGCTTGAGCAGCACTAATTGCTGCAGCCTCTTCTTCTGCTTTACGTTTATCTCTAAGATCTCGGAATTGTTGAGATGTAATTGGGTCTCCGTATGGATTATCATACAGAAGAGATGTAGTTATATTATTAGGATCTGTTTCATCTACTATAGGTTTTGATACAAAAGCCTTCTTACTTTCTGGGACTATTGGCTCTGGTACGTATACTTCTGGTTCTTTAACCTTATTTAGAACTTCTCCATATGTAAGCGTTGGAGTGAAGTCTTTACCTTCTTGATCTGCAAAAGACTCGCTGGCTCCAAAGCTTCCTGTCTTTAAGAACTCTAAGAAATCTCCATCATTAGCTGAGCCTTGAGTGGATGCAAACTCACTACCTTCTTCTAGAGATATGTCAGCTATTTTTACAAATACATCTCTGTCTGCTGGATCTCCGTAACCAAGCTCAGTTGCTATGATAGTGTCTTGACCTAAGTTATTATCTTCACCTTCACCTGTATATCTTCTACCTAAGACAGGTGTACCATCACGTCCTTTTACATCCATCTCATACCACTCAAAGCCATCGCCAGCATATACACCATTCCTAGTAACCTGACCATAAGATTCAAACTTTGTTTTTTCTCTGGTTACAGGATCTGTATATGTAGAAACTTTACCTGTTGTAGGAGCTATCACTTCTTCTTCTGTTGGTAGCTTTGTTTCTGATTGATCCATGCCCATTATCTCAGGGTCACCAGAAGAAATAACTCCTTCAGTAGGTGTTATATTTTTAGTAATATCACCTTCAAAGTCGTACACCTCACCAGCTTCAATATCCATCTTCATAGCTATTTCTTTTGCTATTACTTCATCGTCAGTCTCTGGGAAGAACTCATTTTTTAGTGCTCCATATACACGTGTAATCAGACCAGGTTTACCTTTCTTGGATGCCTCTAATAAACCTTCAAGAACGGCTCTATCTGCTGTAGATGTTTCTTCTGCTGCAATCCTACGTTCTATTTCTTTGTCTAATCTTCTAGCACTATCCATCATAGCACCCTTAACAAATAGACCTAGTAAAGGATTAATAGCACCTGCACCAAATGCTATTGCTGTAGATTTGGCCGAGTTTTGATCTTCTAACATCTTAGCAATATCGTCTGTAGTAAGCTCTTTATAATTTATAGGATCTGGTGCTGGCATTGGTCTTGAGCTTCTGTCGCGTCCACTAGGAGTTACAACCTGTGGTTCTGGTTGTGCTGCAGTAGTAGCAGTAGTTGTAGTATCTGCAGTATCCTCAACTTGTAGTGTATAGCCTGGAGGTATAGACGTTTGAGGGTTACCATCAATAAATGTAATATATATTGTGTGTCCAGCCTCATTAACATATGTACGTACTTCTACACTAGGTGCACTACCTGCTACTTCATATCCTGCACTAATACCTTCACTACCTAAGCCCAGCGCACCCATACTAGCATAACCCTCATCACCAGGTGAAAGAGCATAACCACCCTCGTTCATTGTCATAGGTTGACCATCATCTTCTACTTCTAGTTCAGATATATCAAACATCATATCCATATCAGATTCATCTACAGGTTCACCACCAATACGTCCGTTCTCAGCCATATCTTGATACCCAAACTTAGCTTTAGCTCGTAAGTTTTCAAAGAACCTAACACCGTAGAAGCGTACTACGTCAGCAGGTACGACATATTCACCTTCACTTAGTTGTGCAGGTATATCGTCACGAACCTCTTTTGCAGTAGAACCTATGGGAACTTCGTTTCCTGACACAGGGTCAATACCTTGAGTGTTGTCTGGTACTGTATCTAAATCTACGCTACCACCCAGTGCAAAAGCCATTCTTGTTTGTTCATTCATTATCGTTCCACCTTCATTGAATCTTTTTACATTTTTAGTAGCTGTTATTATTTTACCTTTTCTGGTAACGTTAGCCTCACCAAATACTTTTTCTATCAAAGGAACATATGCTTCAGTCTTTTCGTTTCTTTGATAGCCCTTGGTTGTAACTTTTCCTTCACCTTTACCTGTACCTTCATACACAGAAAAGTGTGCTTTACCATTTGGTTTTATTGCATTCTCTGCTTGTAAAGCAATGTCAATAATGTTTTTATCTTCTTGTATAACATTTAATACATTGTGAGACATAGCCATATCAGCTTGTCCATCTTTTACAGAGTCAACAACTACTGAATTATGTTCTGGTGTTCTATTAAACGGATCATAAACTTTTACAGTTGCACCTTCTTCAGCAGCGTCTTCCACTAAGTTATCAAAGCGCCCACCACCAATGTCAACAATAACATCACCGTCTTTTATTTCACCACGTTTCTTTAACTCATTATAACCTGCAGGTTTCTTATTTTTATTTATAGATGTATCTGCTGAGTCATAAAGTTGTTTTGGATATGACCATACACTTTGTTCTTTAGGACTATCTTTTTTAATTTTGCTAGGTACTACTTTAAAGTCTTTACTTCTTACTCGATCTGATAATTCTGAATAAACTTGCATAGGCATAAACGTAGTATCACCTGCTCCTATACTATTTTCTTGTGCAACTTTTTCTAGCCTACGTGTAAAACCCTCACCAAAAGCAGGTTCATCCATAAGGTCAACAGCAGACTGTGTTACGGTTTTATCATATACACCTGCTGGTGTGTCTGAAATCATGTTTATCTGAGGTACACCTGTCTTAGATACACCATAATCTATTTTCTTTTTAGGTGTTGGTTTTACACGTTTAGCTACATCAAAAACTTCTTTAGCTCCAGTTTTAATAGCTTTAGCAGCGGCATCTCCTATTCCAGGAATAAGACCTACAATAGCAGCTCCACCTAAAGCACCAGCTAAATAATAGTTAGGCTTATCTTTTTTTAGTTCGTCATATACTTCCTTAGCAGCCATAGCATCACCAATAACAGGTGTCATACTAGCTACAAAGGTAGTTGCATCCTTTAAGGATACATCTGGAATACTAACCTGCAATGAATCTGCATAATCACGCCATTGATCTGTAGTTCCACCTTGGAAAACATCTTCAGTTTGATTATCTAAATCATCCATTTACTTTATCCCTCAAGTACTGTAGTTGTCGTAAAGCACGTATAGCACCCTGATGCCTGTATAGTTCAGCCGTATCTGTAACAGTTTCCATACTACGATGTTGTGTAGAGATACGCTCCTCTAACTCAGAGAGAAAAGATTCCCACGATATCTGATTGTTTACAAAACTCTTAAGAGACATTACCGCTGAATCCTTGTTCTCCTGGAACTGGTGCTGTACCCATACCTATTTGTCCACCTCCACCGCCTGATGTGTCCTGTACGCCTCCCTGAGGTGTCTGTGGCGCTTGTTGGCCTCCCTCAGGTGCTGGTACACCCTCAGGTGCTTCTGGAGGCTGTACTGGTTGCTGGAAGCCTTTGAGGATCTCAGCTTGGATAGCAGCATCAGCCATAGAGTTAGTAACCTTATCAGGATCAAGATCCATAGACTTAGCAATCTCACGTATAATATAATCCATCTTAGCAAAAGGAGCTAGTACTGGATTCTGTGCAACTTGTAAGAACTGCATTAAGCGCTGGGATCTTACTTCGTTAGCCATTAAGCTTTCTGTACCTGACGCTTGTACTTCTAAGTCACCACGTATTTGTTCATCAAAGTCAAACTGCATGTTGAAAGAGAAGAAAGCTTTACCTAAGGGGCGAAGTAAATAGTCATCCACGTTTTTAACTACTGTACGAATAGAACCGTTAGCAGCGGACATAAGCATACTAATACCTGAGGCTGTACGCCCAACGCCTGATACACCTGTTTGACCATGTGCAAAGCTAGGGAAGCCAGTACTCTCATCTGCTAGTACTCTTGCCTTATCAAAGAGTTGCATATTTTCTTGTGCAACATTTGGGAACTTAGTACCAAAGATGGCTTGTCCTGGTGCACCCCCAGCCCTACGGAAGACCTTGCCCGGGTATACAGATAAGTCTTGTCCCGGTGTTAAGTTGGTCTCATCTACTTCTATAATAAGATTACCAGATAATGCAGCATTGTCAATAGCCATACGCATAAAGCCATTCATCAGTGTCTGTGTATCGTCCATGTTCTCAGCAATACCTACACCAAAGAAGCTGTAAGGGTTATGCTCGTAAGGAACAGCATAGTAAGGGATACGTGTAGGTTTGAATGGGTTTAGTACAAATCGTAGTACTTCACCATTACATGTCCAAACATTACAGTTAACCTCATCTAAGTCTTTCAACTCGCTGGGTATCTTAACCCCATGCTCTTCAAGTAGTTGAATATCTACATAACCCCAGAACTCTAATACTTCCCAACGCTCAGAGGTTGGTTGTGTATCATCATCCTCCATAGTCATTTCCCAGTATTTCTGTATATAGTCAGCACCTTTATCTACTGCCATCTGAACTGAGTCAGACATGAAGTAATGACGACTTCTTGACGAGCGTAGTTGTGTACGTGACATCTTATGGCGTTCAACAGTATACTCTGCATCATTCATAGACTTAGCTTCTGGGTCTGGGTAGAAATCCCAAGAAGATACATGACTACACTCAGGTACTGTCTTGACTAACGGATCATACTCACCTTCATCATTCCAGTTAGGGTATTCTTTATCTACTGCGAAAGGACCTTTCATAACACCTGTGCCAAGTAGTGCCATCTCAAACGCCATAGAGCGTAGGTGTGTAGATGCGCCTGATTCTTGCAGCTGGTCATGGATTTTCTTTTCCATCTTCTTAGCTGAGATCATAGCTGGGTGAAATGATACGGTAGCTGGTGTAGTTCCGTCGCCCTCAATAATCTTATCTGATACAGCTTCTAACTTACTGTTTAAACCACCCATACGTGCCTGTAAGTCCATAAGAGTCTCACCAGGTTTTAGAGAAGTATCACCATTAAGAAGGTAAGAACCAGAAGCTTTATCTTCAGTCACAGGCTTTAGTGCATCACCTGCAGCTTGAGCTTTAGGATCTATATTAACGTGTACTGCTTCTGCTACACCATCAGGTAATACAGAAGGGTTAACAGATAGTGGGAACTTGTTGTTACCAAATAGTACATCTACAATCTGACCATATGCAGCAAGTGTCTTAGTCTTAGTAACCTTAACAAATACACGTGACTTCTCAGTGTCGGTAAACTGTACATCCTTGCCGTATAAGCCCCTATAGTTTCGGTAAGCTTTTAACCAGCGTTGTTCATCAGCATAACGTGCATCCTCTGCTCGTTTGTATCGCTCTTGTACAAAAGCTACTACGCTATCTTTTTGTTCAAAGATACTATCCGTACTGTCTTCTGCAGCTACGACTTCATCTGTTTCAAACATTTCTTCTTGTTCTGCCATTTATTAATACCCGAATGTTGTATCACTAGCTTGAAAGCCTGTGCGTTGTGTTGCTGGGTTGAAATCCCAAATGCTGCTGCGTGGACGTGTCATAACACCGTAACGTAAAGCATCATACAAGTGATCCTCTGCGTGAGTGTCTACATCTTCTGGGTTTCTTTTATCCAGAGGAATGCTTGGTATCTGCGCTATAGTGTTAGTGCAGTTGTTCATAAATACTAACCTAGGCTTCTCAGTAAACTCATCGACTTGTAACCGCCTATGTATTTCGTTTTTACCTGCGACACGCGAACCCCTAGAGCGATCAGATGGTCGCCAACGACAACCCTTCATAATCATTTGCTCAGCTAGTGATGGTCCCGTGTCGCCACGGTTGTGCCACAAAGAAGAGTCTAGCACCCCGTATCTCATACCACCATCTTGTTTCTCTAAGTCTAAAATCATATCCGCTAAATCTGTAGCTGTAACCTTAGAACAATATAACTCTCTATAAACAATGAGTTGCTCGTCTGGTGCAACAGCAAACCAGATAACTCCTGTATAAGATCCGTAGCCGTAGTCACAAGCTCTAAACTTAGCCCAGCTTTCGGGAACTTCAAAAGCGTCAATGACATGTTTGGTTCTGTCAAACTCTGGGAAAGCGGCTCCATCATTAATATCCCAGTTGCCTTCTAAGAGTTGCTTTCTTTGGTGCTCTGGTAGTGACAGTAGCATTGCTTCATAGTCACCTGCCTCAGCAAGATATGGGTTATCAAATAGTGATGCAGGTATAAACCTACGTTTGAACAATGGCTGTCCAGCTTTACTGTGTCCATCAGGGTATGTAATAGTATCCCCTGTTTCAACATTTGTAGCCCAGAAAGGCTCGTTAGAGGGTCCAGGATCAATAAACATTTTCTTAACCCACTGATGACCGCTGCCACCTGGGTTGGTAGTAGCTCTCATGTACAAACCTAAGTGCTGGGCTGAACTACGTAAACGTGATCTCATGTAGTCCCAAGCGTAAGGACTAGACCATTGTGTAAGTTCGTCAAAGCCTATCCAGTTAAAAGCCTGTCCTTGGTATCTTGTAACGTCTGTATCTTTATCCAAGTACGACATCCAGAGTCTACCACCTCTAGGTGAAGTCCACTGTGATTTACGTTCAGACCATTTGATACCGGGTATAGCACGTGGATATAGTTCTTGGCTCTTCTGTATTAGTTCTCTTAGTTCTTCTGTAGTGTGTCGTACAAGTAGTCCTGAGAAGTTAGGATCATTTAGTCCGTGTAGAGGGTCAGCCAACATGGCATATGATTTACCTCCACCAGCTGCGCCTCCATATAGTACTTCTCTCTCTGATGAACTCAGGAAAGAAGTTTGGGGGCCGGGGTTAGGCTTGAACACTATCTCTTGTGCTAAGTCCTCATCATACTCAGGAGAAACTACTTGAGCAGGAACAGTCTCCCTAGGGATATCTATCTGTTCAACTGCTTTTGCTTGAATCTCTGTATGCCCCGACCCCTTGGGTTTCGAGCTTTTCGATTTCCGTAATGGTTTCTTCGAGCCACTTGGCAAGCTTGCGTTTAATAGCAGATGCTTTTCTACGTTTTTGCTCAACTTCGATTCTCTTCTTTAGTCCCATATGTGATATATAACGACCAGTTTCTTTGCTCAGCCATTGTGCTACTGCACGATAACTATACTGTTTAAGATGCCTCTTTGCAAGCTCTAAAGCTTCAAGCTCCAGATGAACAGGCAATAAAAGCTTGTCATTATCTGGAGCTAGGACATACCCCCACGGTATCTTTGAGGTTACACGTACTATCGTGTGCCATTCTTTTTCGTTGCCCTTGGATGGTTTTGGTAATTGCCAGAATCCTAGGTCTCTTGTTGGAATACTTATTCGTTTGTGCCTTCTTTTGGTGGTAGATAAAAGATGCCACCGCTTGATGTGACATCCACTTTATCTACTTTACCAAGTCCAGCGCGGTCTAGCAAGTCTTTTGCTGCAACCATTTTTTCTTTTATGCCTAGCTCAGTAGGATCAGAAAGAGCACCTACCATAGCAACTGCAGCTTTAGGGGCAGTACGAGCAAAATAGGTACGAGTCTTCTCGCCTATCTCCTCCTTTAGGGATTCAACAATAGCTGTAGTGCTACTGTTGTCCCCGTAACCTGCCAACCTTTTAGCTGTAACAGCATCACCATTAGCTTCGTCGAATAATACTTCAAGAAACTTGTTTTGTTTTTCGGTTAGATTTCTCGCCATATATATGCTCTCTTATCTCGCCACGGCTAATGCCTATGTCGTGTAAATCTCTGTCACTCATATTGTTAAGTAACCAAAGATCTGCTCTTGCTTGTTGTGTTCTTTGTACAGCCCTAAAGCCGCGTTGTAAAAAGTTTAGCATCACTATCTCCTTTGTTTGTGTGCGGAGATAGTTATACTTATTTAGTGATAACTTAGTACATCTGTTTATGCATACCCGTTAACCTACAGGTAAAAAGGTCTCAGTTACTGTAACAATAGTATCTATGTGTCCAGAGGAAGAAGGAGTTACCTGTATTTTATCACCAGGCTGAAGTACTATATTTATATCATTGTGAGTAACTGATTCATTATGTGCTACACCTTTGTCGTTTAAAAACTTTGAGGTGTAATTATCAGCAGCTACATACCAAGTTATATCAACTGTGTTTGTTCCACTACTTTGACCATTAACTATATGTATAAAAGTAACTTCAGAAACGCAGTTAGCTGGGCAAGTATACACATCTTCCGTGCTTGTACCAGTATTGTGACCGTATACAGACCGAATACGTGATGATTTACCCTGATTAACTAAGCTCATTACTCATCAACCCACGCTTCATTCTCTGGCGTATTAGGATCATCCTTAACGTAGTGACCTTTAGCTGTACGAGCACGTTTCTTACCCTCAGGTGCTTTAGCCTTTTTCTTAGGCTTAGACACCTCAGCAGCTCTACAAATATCTGTTACGTTTGGATCATTACAAAAAGCATTACCAAATCTATCTTCCATAGCAGCTTGGTTGCCTCGCTCATCCCAGACACAACCATCTACATCTACTGTGTAGCCATGCTTAGCTAGAGCAGATTTATATTTTTCATAAACCTTCATCTAGTTAACCTCTTTTCATAGGCTTAGATGCTGGGTTAGATGCACCGCACATACCGCCTCTGTTCATCTTCATAGGCTTCTTAGTCATGCCACCATAACTCATACCCATCTTCTTAGCATCACCACCATGCATGTAACCCATTTTCTTAGCTACAGCAGGTGCTTCTTTCTTAAGAGCTTTCATACCTTTGTTCATAATTCCACCTTTGTTCATATTTGTGTGATATCCTTTGCCTCCACAATGGGAGCAACCTTTACCTTTACATACAGGGCATTTCTTTTTCATGTTCTTTTTCTCCCTGAGGCTGTAGTAGACCACTTAACCTTAGCAGGTCCTGTCTTCTTAGCCGCTTCCTTCTTACTTATTTTGCTCGCCACTTTTTTGGGACGACACGCAGGATAAGGTCTACCACTTTCTGAAGTACCCGACCTACCGCATTTTTTACCTGTTTTAACATCTGTCCATTCCTCTCCGAACCATTTACCTAAACCACCTTTAGAAAAACCTCTACGCCCTACAAGAACGTGTTGACTACGTGACCTTGTTTTTTGTTGTGCCACTATATTTACCCCCAGCTTTTTTATACTCCTTAGTAAGCCAAGCAGACGCATATGCGCTGTGCCATACTTTAAACTTCTTCTTAGCCAGAGCTTTCTTCTGGTTATATAACTTCGTGTCTGTAGGTGTAGGTGTTTTCTTTGTCATTGTTACCACGCTTTACAAGACCAGTAACGTGCCGTAAACTTATCTGTAGCTGTATCACATTTATGACGTGCACGAAAGCTCTTGCGTCTTTCTGGGTTATCTTTTTTTATAGACATGTTTTGATCACCAAAACGTACTATCTTTACCTCATCACCCTTCTTAGCTAATACAGCAGACTTCTTAGATGCACTGGGTGTACGCTTAGGTTTGTTGTATCCAGGAAAAGTCTCACCTCTATACTTTAACTTACCACTAGGTAACCGTTCTACATTTTTAGTTGTTGCCATTATTTAGTACCTTTATAAAGGGTTATCCGCTAATTCATCATAGGCTTTCCAAATATCATCTACTTCAGTTTGTAGTGTATCTAGAGTATCACCTAATCCATCTGTTATAGTTGTAGCCTTATCTACCTGACTACGTAAGTCTAGTAGTAGCTTCTGTTGTTCTAGTATCTGCTGCATGTTAGTCGTTAACTGGGCAAGCTTCTGGTTTAAACCTCTTACATCATTATCAGCTATAGCTTGTTCTAACGTTTGTATACGAACTATGAGTTTACCTTCTAGCTCCTGTACATTAGTTAGGATTAAAGAGTCTAACGTTATAATCTCACTGCTTAACTCATTATCTACTTCAGTAAGGTTGCGCTGGGCTACAGTTTCTACAGATGTTATGCGTTTATCCATAGCACCTGTCTTACCATCTAGTGTACCTATACGGTCTAATGATTCTACTACACCAGCTTCTACACCATAGAAACGGTTAAGGGTGTCATAACCAAAGTATATACCACCAGAAATAGTTGATAGGACAGGGACAGCTACTGCCATCATCCATCCTTTAATATTATAACCGCCTATACTAAAACTCATTGTATTGGCATTGCTCCATATTCGTTTATGTATTCACCTGCAGCGTATATCTCAGAAGCATTCTTCATATCAGGTGTTAGGTATCCTTGGAAACCTGTACCAAAACTTGAATCACCCCAAGTAATTACAAACTCATCTATATTCTGAGTATATGTAATTGCTGTGTAGCTACCTACCATAAAGTTGTTAGCTGCTGCATAGCTATCTACAGTAGCTGTTAAATCATCATTGTTTGCAGCTGCCATATAAGCACCAGCCTGTTGAGCGAAGGTTTCTACAGCGGCTACAGCTTCATTATACTCGTTAACTTCTGCTGTGTCAAGGCTGTATGCATCTGTTTCTAACATACCCTGTAATTCAACTTGCTCAGGCTTAGTATCTGCCTCAGCTGCTATACTGGTTACTTCAACTGCTGTCATAACTATAGCTGTTGCTGCAGCTAGGTTGTCCACTGCTGTATCTAAGCTATTCATGTTAGCCGCATGTTCTTGCATAAACATCTGCTCAGCTGTTTCAGCTATAGCGTAGTCATGATTTAGTACAAGTTCTTTAGCGTCTAAGTAAGCATTCAACTCAGATGAAGTAATAAGCCCATCGTCAAAGGTATCATCATTAATAACACCACCGATAGCCGCATAACCTACAGCACCTACAGTCATAACAGCAGATTCAGTTATACGATCTTGTATGTCACTGATAGAAGCTATAAGTGCATCAATCTTTTCCTGTCCCGTCATTGAGTATTCGGGTGGTGTTGGTGACTCTGCGTTTGCTACTGCGGAAACGCTCACTAAGGCTGAGCTTAGGAGCATCATCTTCAACTGTTTCTTCATCTTCATCTTCCTCTCCTACCCTCAACAGGGTGTTCCAAAATTCTTGGTCTGTCTCATACCCAACAATATAAAGTGTTGGACTCTCTCTATACTTATTTATCGCTGCTTTTCCCATTAGCAACTTCCCTGTCTTACTATCGTTGATAGGGCATGGCGTATTCGCTAACATCATACTTCTAAACACTACAGGGTCTTGGCACAAAATAGATATAGCACTCACCTGTAGCCCTAATCCACCTACTTGCTGTGGTGCTCCTAAGAGCCTGGCATTCTTTCTACGGTTACAAGACTTATCCTGAGTCATAGTACCAGTAGATAAACCTAGTATGCTTACCTGTATCCCTGTTGAACTTGGTAGTAAGCAACTGTCGTTACCACCGCCACCCATTACTGTAGGAGCTATAGCTGACATTACAGGGGCAGCTGAACCAGCGCCAGTAGCATTATAGTTATTCGTTACAGTCTCATCAGTGTTGTTACTATCTACTGTTGAATCCTGATAGTTGTTACTGAAGTCACCAGTAATATCATTCGCTCCTACACTCGTCCCTAAAGCTGTCACGAATACTACTATCTTCACATAGTAGCTGTAGAGCCGCGTCTTCCTGTCCGATAATAGCAAGTGTCTGAGCATTTTGGTTTCTCTGGCATACGTCATCATCGACACGACAGGATGCTGTATAGGTTATAGTGGTACAACCTGCTAGTAGCACAAATAGGATTAGCTTAACCCACATTGTCACGTTCTCTATCAGGATCTAATACTTCGTATCTAGTGAGGTGACCCTCAAGGTACATAGCTCTCTCTACATGGTCTAGAGTGTATCTCACTCCAGTGTCTGCTTCTATAGCTGTTCTTACATAGAATACATCAGACTTAGGAATGTGTACACGCTGTAGTTTTCTTACGTCATTATCTGCTATAGCATCATAAAACTCTTCTATAACATTCTCTGATGCATATAGTTGTATTCTTTTGTTACGCATTGTCAATACTTTTTTCTAAGGAAAGAGGTACGTGACGCAATTACATGCAGGAGGGAGGAGACATGAGGAGGAAATACACACAATATACGCCACGTACAGTAGTGTAACACTTATGTTTGTTACTTTTATGTGTGTTACATACGTATTAGTATACAGCAACACAGTAACACTTACAAGTAAAAACTTTATCCTACTTAAACTTTATTATATATATTACTTTATTAAGAGTTAAAACACTTAAGTGTAACTATACTGCTCCTGCTCCGCAGTTATACTCATAAAAACACCCTAGTCAACCCCTAAAATGCATTATGTTGTAAGTTTTTTCTAGAATGTTGTACTTTTGTATGGCTGCGTATACGAGGGGACCTAACTCAAAATTCACTTCTGTGTGTTTATACATATATACGTACCCCCCAACCCCCCTATGTCCCACGCCTACCCATCTAAAAATAATAATAATAGATATTTCTAGGGTCAAAACACCTCTAAGTTACTGTAATCATTACATAAAAGCACTGATACAGCTTCAATAAATGGTGTTTTAAGCGTATTTTTGCGACATATTTGCAACACTGTGTCGTTTTAGTAACATTGATGCATAAATACCACACCGCCTGGAAATGTGACATTTTTACCACACCCCCCTCGGAACAAACAGCGAACACGCCACTGACAGCCTCTAGGCTATTCCCATAGGCTAAACCACACAAACAAACTCAACGCCTCTCAGCGGTTAATTTTCAATACGAATGCTAATACTTTTTTATTTCTATTATATAGTATAAATAAATATTAATATATTTTAATGATATCAAAATAAATGTATTGCTATTTGTGTAATATGAATTTATAGAATAATGTATTAATAATTATTTAGGGATTTAGCTATGACAACAACAAAACCTTATTACATTCTTTTCGTCTATGACACTGATAGCCAAAAATGGTTTGATGAATTCGGAGACTACACAAAAGCATCTTTAAAAACAGAAATAGAATTCTCACATTATAATACTAAAAAGAAACATATCAAAATAGTCAAAACAACTGATGATAAAAACGCAATTACAAACGCATATAAAAACTTAGAAGAGGAAATAGCATAATGTTTGATACAGAAATAAAATTTGATGATAGCGGTTTTTCTTATAAATGGCATGGAGGGACGCTTATATCAGTTTATGAGCAATTGTTTAATAATGTTGATGCTGTAGAAATAGATTGCTTTACTGTTAATTCATTAGATCAAAATAAAGATTGGAATATAGCCATAAAAGAAATGAAACAAGATTTTGAGAATAGAATGAATGGTTATTTGAATAGTTAACTTTAACATTAGCATTTTAACGAGTGCTAATAGTAGAATTAACTTAGTAGAAAGAGCAATAAAATGAATAATAATATAGCAATGATTTGGAAGCTTGCGACACCAAAAGAAGTTTATAATGGTGTGAAATGGTATAGTGACGCGCAATATCAAGCAAAAGAAATCTCTTTAAAATATGATATAAAACTTTCAACAGTGGTTGGTGTCATATCCGCGCTTAGTCCGAATAATAAATGGGATAGGAATATAGATAACGCGGATGCATTGATAAAAGCTTATCTTGATGGTGAACATATTGAAAGCGTTAAGGTTTCAACATATCACAAAATGAAAGAAAAAGCGTGGTCAATACTTGATGATATGCTTGTAACTAATGACGATATTTTGACACGATTAAATGGTCAAAAGATTAAAAGCTTTTACGAATGCATAATGGGTTTTGATGCGTGTTGTATTGATGGTCACGCTCTAAACATATGGCGCGGAGAAAGATTTGGATTAACATCCGATAAAACTAACATTGGTAAAAAACTATATGCAGAAATACAAAACGATTACGTGAATACAGCAAACGCATTAGGTTTAAAAGCATATGAATTACAAGCTATTACGTGGGTAGTATGGCGACGCATTCATGAAATAGCATAATGAATTAATATTATTGGTGGTATTCTTTTGAGTATCACTAAATAATATTAAACCTAAAAAGGATTAAACAAAATGGAATACTCTTTAAAGCTAAAAGATATTTATCTAGATTGGGTAAACAATTATATATCTGTTACTAAATTTGCCTATGATAATAATTTAACATTGGTGCAAGCTAAAAAGCTTATTGAATTATCGCGTGAAGTTTATGAGATGAATTTAGTATTTGACATTGCTTAAAAAATAAATTAGTTATTGTATTAATAAATATGTTAGGAAAAAATATGCGAGTAGAATGGAAAGAATATATTACTGATTTGGATATACCTAAAGATTGGAGGTGTATAAGCTACCACCATGATGAGCTTCCAAGCTATCAAGTAAGTGGTTTGCATATCTGGATTGATAGTTGGAATGTTGATGAGCGTACCGAAAATGCATCTAGAATACATGGTGCTATGGAAGTGTTACCATCTAGATTTACTGTGCAAACAGCTAATAGTTATAATGGATATGAGGATGATCACACATGGATTTTTGAGACTAATAGCTTTAAAGATTTACTTGATTTTGTAGCAAGTAAAAAAGCTTTATTACTATTGAACGAATGGGGTGTATTAAAAAATGATGTGTGGATTACCGACCCATACTATGATGAGACAGGCAGATTTTTTGTTGATCCTATTGAATATTATGGATTGACTATACAAGATTTAAAAGATTATGGTTCAATAGATAGAGGAGAATAAATAATGGAATTGATTGATAAAGTTCTAGAGCAAATTAAAAAAGACGTGGGAATGGGTGATATGACCGCGATTGAGGAGTTGCTTAGTGAAGTATCAGAAAAAAACTTGCTTTCATTTTTATCAGAAAAGGAGAATAAAGAATGTATGTAGTAAATTTATTTGGTGGCATGGAAGTTGGCAGACTTTCCCTTGATAGACTAGGTATAACACCCACTAGATATTATTCTAGTGAGAAAGACCCACACGCTATGAAGATTGCTAATAAAAACTTTCCAGATATTATACAATTAGGTGATATAAATAACTGGCGTGATTGGGATATTCAGTGGAAGTTTGTTGACCTAGTTATGGGTGGTTTTCCCTGTCAAGCATGGTCAGTAGCAGGTAAACAGCAGGGTGATCGCGATCCCAGAGGGCAACTATTCTGGGTGATGCTAGATATTATGCAACACGTTATGGAGTGTAATCCTAATGCTAAATACCTTATGGAAAATGTTAGAATGTCTAATGCTTTTGAAAAGTATATCACGCACCATACTGAGCAAGCTTTGCCCAACGTGAATAAATACTTGATCAATAGCTCGTTAGTATCAGCACAAAATCGTAAGCGTTTTTACTGGACTAACATTGAGGGTATTGAACAACCAAAAGATCGTGGCATTGTCTTAAAAGATATACTTGAGGATGGATTAACTGATAGAACTAAATCCCATTGCCTAGATGCTAACTACTTTAAGGGTGGCAATCTCAAGTCATACTTCGAGAAGCATCGCAGACAGTTGGTGTTTAGTCCTAATGGTATGTGTCATGTAGGCGATGCTGATTTGAATGGCAATCAGTCTATTAAACGAGTGTATCATGAGGAGGGTAAAGCACCTACACTAACGACTATGGGCGGTGGGCATAGAGAACCTAAAGTATTAGTGAAGGGTGCGCGTATGGTGGGTCGTAGACTAGACTCCACAGGAACTCGTAAGGATCACGATAAGTCTATCCCTATCAAACAGATGATCGAGGTTCGAGATGATGATAAAACTAATTGTCTCACTACAGTAACCAAGGATAGCATTCTTGTAGAGAATATGTCTTGGCGCAAGCTAACACCTCTGGAATGTGAACGTCTTCAAACAATTCCAGATAATTTTACTGAGGGGGTATCCAACACCCAACGCTACAAAATGTTAGGCAATGGTTGGACTTGCGATGTCATAGCACACATACTGAAAGGATTATAATATGACTGAACGAACTAAAATCCCTGCGCTGAATGATGAGGGTAAGTTTATCTATGAGGAGCATTCACTTCTAACATTAGATGGGCAGAGATACCAATGCTATATAGATAATACCCATGAGGTATTCCCTAAAACTTTTGAAGAATGGTTAAGGAGTTAAGCCAATGTTAATAGAACGTAAATCAATGCTATCAGGTAACGTAAATGTTATGGATATAAATGTAACACCTGAACAACTTGAAGCTTGGAAGGGGGGTGTGCTTGTGCAAACTGCTATGCCTACCCTATCACCTGATGAACGTGAGTTTATAATGACAGGTATCACACCTAAAGAATGGGAAGAAATGTAATGTTAGATCAAGAAGAAAGACTAAGATTAGCTCACGAAAAAGTTTGTGCCGCCGAGAATAAAAGGATGCGTGAGTTGTTTAATATGCGTAACTATAAAGAGGGTGATCAGTGGACGCAACAAAAGAATAGGCAGATCACTGGTGCTAAAGGTGGTAGGCAGAATAACTTGAAAAGACTATGGGTAAAGGAAAGGAATAACAAATGAGTGACAAATATTTTAACGTGACAGAACATGAGCGTAAAGAAAAAAGAAAAGAAATACTAGCCACCGCCTTTGTATGGTCAGTGCTAGGGTTCGCAGCCATAGGTGTATTGGCTACGTTTAGTTTACTATTAACTATGATATGGAGTTAAGACATGGATATGAAAAAATACTATGGGCAATTAGTGGGTTGTAAAATCCAGGATTTTCACTTTGAAGATGGTGCTTTTGAATATGATAAACCCTTTCCAGTATTCACATTAACAAATGGATCAGAGGAAGTACGATTTGTAATATCACAAGATGAGGAAGGCAATGGCGGTGGCTTTGCTTTCATAGAGGATAACGTAGAGAGAGGAATATAATATGAGTAAGCATACAGATTGGCATAAAGCTAGAGTTAAAAAGCAGATGAAAACTCAGAAGGTTCTAAAGCAAATGTCTGATGAACAGAGAGAAGCTATAGAAGAAATACAAAAGAGTGTAGCTAGTTGTTTAGAGATGATCAAAGACTGTAATGATTTATACATGAGTGATGTAGCTAAATTAGAAAGCGCTTGGCATAGCCTACGATGGGCGTTTGAAGTGGATAAGGTATAGTTTAATGGCAGAGATTAAACAACCTTGGTGGAAGGATACAGTAGTTACACATTGTCCCTGCTGTTTTACTAAGATGCGTACCATAGATACTAGACCTTATCATAAGCTTGGATACCCAAGTACTAGGAGAAGAAAGTATTGCCATCAATGTGACTACGAAGCGCAGACTGTAGAGATACCTATAGAACTAGGTGTTGCAAATATGTAACGTGACATATTAGTAACATTGACTAACACTAAAACTAATAATATATCTTACACATAATATAACATAGAGGAATATAAATATGAGAAATACAAATAAGAAAATGTCTCAACACACAATGATACTCAAGCACCTTCGTGCATCTAAGGGTCTAACCTTACGAGAAGCTTTGATAGACTATAGCATACAGTCTTTCACCAAGCGTATCTCTGAGCTGCGTAAGTTAGGCTATCGTATTGATGGCATAGCAGGGAGACATCCAGTTACAAATCAAAGATATACACGTTACACATTAGTAGAGGAGAATGCATAATGGAAGTACAACTAACACCTGAGTGGACTGCTACTATCTTAGAAGATGGTGGTATGTTAGTTAAGAGTGAGGCAGAGGAAGTAACTCTACCTAAAGAAAGTGTTACTAGGTTAGCTAGTATATTTAAACAGATAGAAGAGGAGAGTGTATAGTGCATAAGCTTAACATCTACAGTGTATCAACTGGTGAGCACATATGCTACCACACAGCGCGTAGCAGGGAAGCTTTGCTACGTCTATATAAAATGTATGAGAAAATTAAAGGCATAAGGATCGAAGTAAAATGACATTTATGATTGAGAAGAACGTACCCTTACCATCAACTAAGGATGGACGCGGTGCACCTAACAAAGGTTATGAAGCACTACTAAACCATATGAAGGTAGGCGATAGTGTTGTAGTCAAACGTGCTGCACTAGCTAGTATATACACCCACGCTAAGAAGATAGGGTGTAAGGTTGTTACTCGTAAGGTAGATCAAATTAACAGACGTGTGTGGATGTTAAACAAAGGAGATACATAATGCCCAATTGGTGTGAGAATAGAGTAGTAATTACAGGTGATGTTAAAACATTACGTGCTATCAAAGAGGCGGCAGATAGGGGTGGGTTACTGGAACACCTAGCACCTATTGGTGAATACGATTATGGTGTTGCCTGTACTGAGTGGAATACTAAGTGGGAAGTACATGATGTAGAGGCTAACCTGTTTGAGGATGGTAATACATCCAACTTACACCTAGGGTTTCAGAGTGCATGGAGTCCACCTACAGGTGCATACGATACAGGTGCTGATAGATTAAAGATCAACGTAGAGGCATCCTTCTATGAGCCAGGAATGTGTTACATAGGTGAATACGATAGTGCCTTAGATATAAACAATACCTACAGTGTTGAGTTTAGTAATGAGGATTGGAAAGAAAGTATACCTACTGAACTAATAGAAGAGTTTGATTTAGATGGTGAGTATACGTACT